GTGCACACGGGGTTAGCTTCCCGTCAAGCTGATTTTGTGTTGCAAATCGTATACCTCGGTCACTATCACATATATTGTGACGATGACGAAAGGCTGTCTTCTATCAGGCCCTCACCGATACTAGTATCGATCGATCCAGTGGAAGACATGTCGCGTAGTTCGTCATTGTTCGGAATGAAACGCGGACCCTGTCCGACGTTTCCTCCAGAAAATAACGATAGGTTGATTTGAGTACTAGGTTTCACGAAACCCGTACCCAGGGCTTCAGCAAGACCTGTCTTGCCTACCCATATATCTTCCCGTCGCGTTCTATTAAGCAGTATTGGTCCTACGAAGTCAACATATTTGATCTTCTGCCATGTTCTGCTTATTTTCTGTCTAGCCCTTAGGGGTTTTACTACTGTAAAACCCAACTTTGGGTTGATTGACAGCGCTGTATAAGCGTTTTCCCTTGAGCTCACTATAGGTAGCGGTCCACAAGCGTTTATATAATTCTTGTGGATCGAATCCCATATTTTCCGAGCACCAATAATATTGGACCCGGAAGCAATGCTCATTGCAAGCTCTTCTTTGACTTTGTTGTACAGTTGTGGAGTGGTAAGGGGTTTGTCCAGAGTTCCCAGTTCAACATACTTGTTGATGAGGGTTATATTCTGTGTTATTCCTCTCTCCCACTCTATTATGCTCCCGTCAAGTACGGGGCCTGCCATAAAGCCTGTAAATTTCCTTGCATAGCTGTAGGCGTGTCTGTTTACCCAGGAGATCTCCTTTGGCAATCTGACACCGATACCTCCAAGCCAGCTTGGTATATAAGTTTCGACTTTCTTAAGTAACTTTGGTTCCATCCATGATGGCATCAAAAGCCTTATGTAGGTTGATTGGTAGTCCATATAGGTTTCTAACCTATCGAAGTACCTTCTAACCGCTGCTGAATCTGTGTCTACTAAGTAGTCCCTAAGCTTTAGCATGCTGTCGAAATATTCGTTCTGTCCTTCCAACATCATCGCCTTCCCCACTAAGGGATCAGGCGAGCTGAAGTTCTCGTTACCGCCCATTTTCTGGAACTGGTTAAGGAGTCTTATCTTTGGAATATCTATGTGAATGAAATTGGCCTCTTTAGGTTCTCTTCGAGCCCTAATTCTGGTCACCTCGTTCAACTCTCCTTTAATTCCGAAGTCTTGGCAATATGACACATAATTGTTATTAATGTCATATTTGTCCCAAGATATTTCGAAATTCATTTTCTCCATGACTTTAGGAATCCTTTTGAGATCTCGAAAGGTTCCAAGTCCTATATGGTCATCACCTGCACAAGCGAAGGCTTTCACTGTAGAGTGGTCCTCCGACCTGTTCTCCCTTCTGGGTAAACGGAAGTCCCTAGGATCATCCTTTCTTGTGATCTTTGTCATTTTCCAGGCCGCGTAGCTGCTCATTGTCAAAACTATTTTTGTCAATGGATCGCCCATCATGATTCCTCTCGTGTTTACAAACTCGAAAGTTTTCATTGATCCACGCTCGCCCCTTTTCTTTTCTAAAGTTAATAAGCCGATTCTGTTGTCGTGCCAGGCTTTCGATATCATCTTAGCCTGTCTCCCTTTACATGTAAAGGATAACAGTTTCGGAGTATTCAATAGAGAGGAAGCCTTTATAAGGTACTCCTGCTCTAACTTTGAAATCATTCCAAGGGACCTCATTTCGTCTATCAGACCTTTAAGGACCCCGAATCCCCAATCATGGGTTGCTCTGTCAGTAGCCGAAGTCATATCACTTGTTGATATGCATTCGTCTTCTTTCAGCTCTCCCGCAAATTCACAACTGAATTTGTATAGGTTTGCCGCATCCCCAAGACCGACCCTACAAGCTGGTAGAGTTTCAAGAAACTTCTTCAGCATATGGGCCGCTGGTGATAAGAACACGTTAAGCCAGGTTTCACCTGACGTAACGGGCCTTATCTTAACTCCCGGTTCCTTGATGATTGTAACCTTCCCTTGTGGATAGGTTGTCACATCTCGGTAATCGTAGTTCTGCTCGAAGTTATCTCTCTCTTTATGTGACCACATAAAAAGAAGACTTCCTAAACGAGTATCTATTCCGTTAGCGAATGCCTCGGTACCTGCTTCCAGGTATCCCGGGCATATCACTTCTCCGAAAACTCCTGAGAGTGGTTCTGTAAGATAGGCTATGCGCCATGTTTCCATGTGTGCATTTTCCACATCACAGACCGACTTTCCGAGATAGTCAACGAACTTATTAAGATCGTGATCTAGCTTGAAGTTTTCTTCTATAGGGTTATTTAGGAAGATGTAAAATGGTCCATTCTCTTTGAGAACGTTCCATTTACCTCCTGTTTCCCGAGTGTACTCATAGCTGGAACTTGAAGTCAGACTACAATGGTAGTCCTTCTTGCTCGCGATTATACTCTTTTCGGGTATATCGTGCTTCCTTGACTCTGCGAGTATTCTTTCCTTGATATCTTGTGCAACTAGCTTTCCAAGCTCTTTTGCGCCTTGATATAACCGATCGTCCCATAATGGTGCGTCAGTCTCTATTTGCTGGACGCCATCCCTATAAGCATAGTATGGTAGTCTTACCATACCATTTCTTAAAGGTATCGGCCCATTGTATAAGGGAATTCTTGAATCTTCTGGGTAAGGTCTGGTTAGACCCTCCATGAATTCAATCACCTTGTTTGTTGTCGAATCAGCATTACCCGTGGGTAGTCCCCTTGTCTGGGACAAAATGCTTGTCGACCAGAATCTGTCGAGAATTTGGTCGGTATGTTCATACCTTCCTAGGATCATTAGATAACACTCTATGTCGAATTCTAACGTTCCTATCTCGTATTCACTCTTCGTGATTTCTTCTTCTTCCCGCTTCTTTGCAATCAAGTTTCCTGTTTCATTGTTGCGGTATCGGACGACGATTTTCTTCCATCTCATGAAAATGGAGTCTCTGTCGCCTTCCACGAAGATTTCTTGAAAGATCCTATCGCATATGACGTAGACCTCGTCTAAGTCACCGAATGCTATATGCAGGCTCACTGCAATGGATCTCATTCCCAAAACGTCTTTACAGTCTCGGTTGAGGCACATGTCCTCTACCATTCTGAAAGTTTTCGTTGGATTCTTCGGTTCGCCATACCTCCTCCTCATGAGGAGAAAGATGGTTTTAGGATGATCCTTGAAGATGTTCTTCAAAGGTCTAACCTTACCGTTATATTCGAATCTTGTCTGAGACAAAGGTGGCAATTTTGCCTCCAACATTCGTGAATGCTGTCTCAGATCAGCTGGACGTTCTGCCCCTTCCCTGTGATCGGCTGACGCTAGCGGAATTAATCTTGACATTGTCAAGAGACCGGCGCATTCCCGACTGAGGTGGGACATCT